ACAATATGCTTTCCTGTGGCCCCTCACTAGTCAAGGCTGCAGGAACGGATAAAGTCACGTCATATTTCAACAGTACCTGGAATGTGCCATTAGCAATATTTCCACCAGCCGCCATCACAAAGCGCCCAGGGGAGTATCGTCTAATGTCTGTTCCGGATTGTGTGAACATCTCTGGTCTGTCGGCAACAGGAACTTGCATACCTGTCTTGTCCTCAACCCATGCTTGTCTAACAACAGTGGCTCGCAGCGCAGTAAGGAATGGTATAATGTCACTTGGCGAAGTCGGGACCAACAATTCCGGATCCTCTACCACACCGGCAGTATAACCGGCTGTGACAGTGGATCCGTTCAGGGGGACCACACGTAACTTGCACTCGTGCCATTTGATACGCTGAAAAGCACCAGCCAACACGCCAAGACGACGAGCCATTTGGGGGGTTATTAACCTGTTATACAGGACCTCCCCCGCTTGGGTCGCGTTCACAGAGGTTAAAGCAACGGTTTCTTCGCCCTGAAAGCGGAACCCTTGCTTACCTTGTGGCATTGTTGCCTTGTTGTTGACACCTGCTGGAAGCAATGGGAGCTTAGGCCCGCCATTGCCATTGCCGTTATTTTGTTGTTGTCTACGCCCGGAGGCTCCAGAACGGGATGTTGTAACCCTCTTCTGTAATGGACGTTGTTTCACCATACTGAGGGTACACCAGCTTCGGAATGTTAGGTTCCAGATTTACACTAGCTGATTCCAGTTCTTTTTGGAGCGGGATTGACAATCCCCAGGCTTTCTCATAGGATAGGCGGACTTGCAGTGCAGGCTCAACAAGCCGTGCCTTTCCCACCCTATGTGGCATTCGGTTCGCGATGTAATGCATGTCAGTAATAACCTTCCTTCGTCCATTCAACTGGGAAAGTTTGTAACCGACATACTGCTCTACAGGCAAGCCCATCCCAAGGCTTAAGCAGCATTGCCCAATGGATGTTAAATAGTTCACAATGTAGGGTTTGGCAAATTTGCCAACACCCCATTGCACACGCTCTAACATCCTAAATGGACTACGAACCATGGTGTACGAAACACCATTGAAGACAGGACGACACTGACAGAAGTCAACATACTCTATTTCTGTCGCAACACTATCCAATTTTGTTGACATGCCAAATTGCTCATATG